TAATTTTTGTTTGGTTGAGTCGACAATCACAATTAACGACAAAACCATACTCACGAGCTCTAAAAATTGGAAGATTAGGGCAAGAAGTTATGTTCCTAATAATACTATCCCATCCAGGCCACACATAGTCTCTTGGTGGATCCCTTGTCAATGTAACATTGGCAATGGTTTCAACAAGATATGTAGGCAAAGGCATAAAGCCTCGCATACAGTTATGCAGACTTGGATGAGAAAAACAGTCACGAAGGCCCTGGACGGGGTAGTTAACGACAGCTTTTATGGGTGTAATCATAGCATCCACTGTAGAATGTAGAGATTGATAAGTTGTGTAAGCATAATAAGCGGCAACACACAAAACGATTATTACAGTAAGAATAGAAACAATTTTTATCATAAGAAAAGAACATTTTGTACATTTCACACATTTGTTAAGTTTTGAAGGTTTTTCAAGAGTTTTAAGAACAGCTTCAACATCAAAGTTAGACATGTTTAAAATAAATTAAAATAATTACTTTTTGTCCCTCATAGACGACAAAAGCGAATGGAGAGCGGACTCCAAAACACGAATACGGTCAGTAAGATCTTCATTGTTTGCACGAGTGAAAGAGGATGGAAAAATTGCACCATAAGAATCTTGAACAGCAGCACCAGCGAAAGTCATTGCTTCACTAACTGAAGCAGGAGCAATAGCGTAGGATAGATCAGACCAAATATAGACAGTAAGAGCAGCCATGGTGCCATAGGCAGCACCAGAACCAGTTGTTGACTGCACACAGCCAATAACACGTTTCGATGCACAAGAACCAAAAGGATTACCAGAAATAGTGCGCATAGTAGAAGCATTGTAGTTGGTAAAATCAGCGACAAGACCAGAAGCAGCTACAGGAGTACCATTGGAAATAACATTTCCAGTGGTACCAGTTGAGGTAAACAAAGAAGTTGCAAGAGTACTGTTATTATCAGAAAGAAAGGTTCGAGTACCAGTTGTAGTTGTTGTCAAGGCATTACCAAGAAAATTTTCAATTATAAAAGCATTAGTAGGATCAATAGCACTTTGAGCAGCAATAGGAGGAAGTTGAACAAGTTCATGAAAATTAAGACCAGTTCCAGCAACAAAGATTGAGAAATAGATATCAGAAGCGTCCGCACTTGAAACAACAAGATTTTGAAACAACATAACATAGAGCATTCCAGTGCTCTCACCCATCAATCTAAAGGGATTTGCAGAAACAAAAGGCACATCCAACGTCCACTCAGTTTCATTAGCAGGATTCATTAGAACTTTATGATTGTAAAAATAAGCAGCATCAGGAGAAGGAGGAGGATCCGACCTAGAAGCACCAGGAACAAAAACAGCTAGAATCTTAGTTTGTTGAAGAATAGTTTTAGTAAAAACAAAACGAAATTTCATATCACCACGCCAAAAACGATAAAGCTTAGAAATCCAAGCCACACGAGATGGATTACCACCAGAAACCATTGATGAAGGATCAATTGGAACAGAATACAAGACAACACCACGCGTAGCTGAAGGAGCAATAGAAACATAAGATAGAGTAGTTTCATGAGCAAGAACATCACGAATAGTAGGATTAACAGTAGGTTGAATAGAACCAACAGAAATACTAGCACCTGACTTAACAACATCCATCGTACCAGAATCAAGATTTAGGGAAACCTGTGCATCGTCAAGCGCACACGACATCGAATTCGAAACTGAAGTACCAGTGGCCATTATAATCGACAAATTTCTTTATTAGTTAGAGTAATAAAACAGGAAAGTTGTTGACACAACAAGTTAATTAATAAATTAATTAAAATTTAACAATCTTCTCACATCCATGAGAAGAACCCCAAGACGATTTTGTCCTGGAAATGAAGAGAAAAGGGAGGGAGGGTTGCTCTTATTGAGACCTGAACCCCAGAATGGGTTCTTTGTCCATTCAACCAGAAAACAGTCCCCAGTGGCCATCAGTTTAGCAGCAAGATCACGATTTTCAAATTTAGACAACAGAATTTCACGCATGATTTTAATTTTAACACGTTCCCACTGTTCGGAAGTTGAAACTTTCTTGCCTTCATGGAGAGCATCCATTGGAGCAAGAGTAAGATAACGATCAGGATTAGCAGATGAGTTATGGAACATTTCTTTGGCAAACTGGTAAGCATTCTCAGAACTCGGGAATGTGAGACCACGGTAGACAACAGGACAAAGGTGAAAATTAGACAAGAAACGATAACGAACTTCCATGTTCGCAGCAAATTCAATACGCTCAACACGCTTCACTGACTCCTGGCCACACAAATAAGGACGAGAAACATCACGATAAATCTGATCAACATCAATTTTAGCAAGAAAACAACGACCAGTTTCGGTTTTACGCAAGCAAGTAATGTAAGAATCAAAATAAGAACGACCCCAAAAAGCAGCACAACGAATACTCGTACGCACAGTTGACAAATAATCCTCATCAGCAGCACCACGGTACAACCACATAGGAATTTCTTCAATAAGTTCTTTTGGCAAAGGAGCTGCAAAAAGCTGAGCAGGTCCACCAAAAGGGTTAGGAACAAAACTACGACACAGAAAAGTCAATTTATCGAGCGAGTAAAAACGTTCACATTCAGTCTTATCAGGAGCGGTGGCTTTGATACCACAAATTTCAAGAATAGGAGGAATGGTCTCACCATTAAACCAACGGCAAGACTGCGAAACAGTGCAAATAAAATCATCACCATAAGCATGAATCACACAATTGTGACGAAAATGATCACGAGTAGGAACAACATCATTCAACAAAGACAATTTAATCCAAGCATAATATAAAAGAAGCCAATTTGCAATCGTGTTGTAAATGGTAGTCATTGTACAACCGGAGGGATTTCCTTGATGATAATGATAAACATCACCATCAATGACAACAAAATGATTGAAACTCTCAACACCAGAACAAATAACATGTTTACGAAATTCGACGGGATAACACTCAGCAATACACTCAGACACAGCATGCAGAAGTTGCGAAGACTCAGAAGCATCAAAACCAGAATAATCAAAACCAAAATGAGAACCACCTATTTTAAGATGAGCGTGAATCATATCACTCCACTCAGTGCTTTCAGCATTGATGCCGTATGCATGCTGCATCGCAACACGCCCATCCTTGAACTGTTTGACGAAATCAAGGAAGAGCATGCGATCAGCAAGCACCTTCTCCATGGGCCCAGCAGTAAAAATGCGGGTCTTGGCAGCAAGCACACGTTCGATATCACGACGCTCATCTTTCAAAGTGCCACGAAATATAGCAGGTTTAACAAGACCAGATTCACGACCAGCAATCACAGATTCAACAGCATCAACAAGCTCAACATGAGGAACATACTTACCATCAACATTATCAAAATAAGAAGTTTTACCAGGGGAACCAGAGGGTTTAAGAAAAGACCAAGGAAGACCAGGAGATGTGTCCATAGCGAATTTAGAGGTAGAGCCATAATGGGTTTCACCATCAATGGCATCTTGCATAGAAACAGGTTTACACTCTTGAATGTGCGCAAGCAAATCTTGCTTGACCCACTCAACAGCACGGTTAAGGAAAACAGTATCAAAATAACCAGGAGTATGAAACTTCTTATCAACAGCTTTCTGCATAGACTCATAATTCAATTTTGCCGGTGCAGAAGTCACAGGATGACCAAAACATTTCGGAGCATTCTCCTGGAGAGGGGAAGGACGAATATCAGATGGAGGAATAAAAATAACACCAGGTTTGCTAGCATGAGCATAACGACCAAGAGCAGGCAATTTATTCACAATGTTGGCAGACAACGGTTCACAAACATCAACGGGAGGAAAAGATTCGAAACCACGACACACAACAGCAGGCGTCAAACCCTCAACAATAGATTTAGTCAAGGGCTGGAAATAGGCAGAAGAATTAGAAATGTCACCAGCAACATAGATACCAGCAATGCGCAACTGACCCGATTCACGAACCAACAGAACAGAACCACAATCTCCATAAACAAGTTCAGGAATATTAGTTTTATACAATTTAGCAGTGTAGGTTGAATACTGACCATCACGATAATCAATATCAGAAATAGAACTGACACGACCACAAGGAATTGCAAGTGTACAACGAAAATTTTGACCTTCAGGACCAAAACGAGGAACAAGAGCCAATGCTTCAGGTTTAGAAAGATAACCAGGGGTAATCAAATCACGCGCAAAGTGTTGAGTAATTTTCTTCTGAACTTTCAGATTCTTGAATTCAATAACAACAGCATCACTCTTCTCAAGATCAAAACCAGCAACACCTTTCAAACCTTGCATAGATGTAATTTGTTTAGCCAAAACAGTTTCGCGGAAAGAAATAGTATCAGTCTCAACATGAAAAGTAAAAGAATCATTCTTAACACCACACAAAAGATGACGAGGAACAAGAACACACGAACCAACAATTTGAATACCATACATTGTCACACTACGACCAGAATCTGTTGTGTGAGTAATTTTAACACATTGTGAAGCAATAAGATCAAGCAAAGACATGTTAGAAGCATTTACAGGTTTCTCAGAGATTTAAATATCCAAACGAGAATCAATCAACGTTACTAGACCACAAGAAAGACCACGAGCACCGCATACGACAGTACTTAGCAAAACGAGTACATTTCCGTTTCCCTTTGGTTCGAGAACCACTCTCGACCCAATCGGAACGCTCACGATCGTAAACAAACCGCTTACCATCCTTCCAATATTCAACACCATTATCACCTTGAACCATTTCAAGCTTAAGATCACGCACACGCTGAATCATATTGTCAAT